AGATAGGAGTCCGTCTCGTGGGCTCGGAGATGTGTATAAGAGACAGAGCGGCAATCGAGTTCAAAGGGACACGGCCCAGCGGGGCGAAGGAAGCGTTGACGCTGGAGACGGCAGTGACGATGTGGCCGACACCCAACGCAAGGGAGAAGGGCGGCGGGGAGTATCAAGACCCGGAAAAGATAAAAGCAAGAATGGAAAAGGGTCATCAGGCCAACCTAGGGGACATGGTGAAGCTGGACCAGAAGAATGGTGGGCAGTTGAGCCCTCTGTGGGTCGCTTGGTTAATGGGCTACCCAACCGAGTACCTCAACTCCGTGCCTTGGGAAACTCCATCGTCCCGCAAATCGCGGAAGAAATCGGAAACGCAATAAAGGTAGCAGAACAATGGAAGCCATAATCATGTGCTTGGCGCTGAACATCTACTTTGAGGCGCGTAATCAACCCATCGAAGGTCAGGTGGCCGTGGCCCAAGTAGTGATCAACAGGGTTCTTGATGAGCGATACCCTGATCATGCTTGTGACGTTATCACGCAAGGTCCGACGTATCCTGATAACAATCTGCCGATTCGGCACAAGTGCCAGTTCTCATGGTACTGCGACGGTAAGTCAGATCGTCCAACGGACTATGACGCCTACAGATGGGCGATGAACATTGCAACGGGAGTTGCGACGGAGCAACTCGAGGATGTAACGTATGGTGCAACGCACTATCACGCAACGAGAGTGTCACCGGATTGGTCCTACAGGGCGAAACACACTGTAACAATCGGTGATCACATATTCTATAGGTGGGAACATGACTAAAGAGCAAAAGAAAAGCCGCATAAAGCGCCGGCCATGGCTGCCGAACGTTCCAGACACATTGTCTCCTCAAGATTGCTCGACCAGCTACACAACACCCGCGACCGCTACGAGGCCAGCGAGATCAGCCCAGAAGGTTACCGCTGGCTCCAGGGCCTTCTACTGGCCAAGATCAAGGAGGCGATGAAGTGATCACTTGGGCCAAGGTATTGAGACGGCTGGGTTGGGAGATTTACGTTTGCCTCCCTGGCGGGTTTAAGGTGCTAGTCCGCACCAAGGACCGAGACAAGTTTGAGGAGGTGATGAAATGACCATCGACCCAGCACGGGTGCGCTGGATCGCCTCTTTCCCCAAATCAGGCAACACTTGGGTACGCATCTTTCTAGCCAATTTAATTGTAGGCAAGCCAGACCGCGCCCTGACGTTGGCCGAGATCACCGCCATGCCGTTCTATTCAGACAATATGGAGAACCCAGAGGTTAGCTGCGAGCTATTGGGCAAGGCGCATCACCCCTACAGCCTAGAGCGTCACGGCACCAAGCCAGCGATCTACATCGTTCGCGACCCGGTGGACGTGGCGGTGAGCGCCGCGAGGTACTTCGGCGTCACCCCTCAACGGATGGCCAAGGAGGTGGCGCGAGACTGGTCCCGGCACGTCCAGAGTTGGTGGGGCCATGTTGGCCTCGTCTTGAAGTATGAGAATATGCCGAGCAACTTCCACGCGCTGGCCCAGTACCTCACGATACCTAGCGACTTCGGCAGCGTGTCGGCGGCGACTTATCACTCCGGGCTGGCCAATCTTCAGCGTGATGAGCAGGAGAACGGGTTCGAGGAAGCCAACGCGGATGTCAAAGACCCGTTCTTCCGCAGAGGCTCACCGGGCGAAGGCCGCGAGGTCTTGACCCCGGATGAAGTCCAGATGATCATCGACGGCGCTGGCGAATGGTACGAACACTTTGGATATGGAGAGATGGATGCCCGCACATAAGGATAAGTTCAGGAGCGCACCAAGCTCCAAGGCGTACAAGGACAACCATGATGCCATCTTTGGTCCCGCCAAGGGTGCCGAGGGCATGGACGAGGAGAAGCTGGCCGAGCATCGCCGGGATCATCACAACAAGCTGGCGGAGGACGGTAAGAAGCCCGCTGACTGGTATCTCTCCAACGAGCGGCGCGTGTCCCAGAACCCCGACTACGCGCCCCAGCGGCTTCCCACGGCCCAATATAAGGCCCGTCACAAGGATATATTCGGTGGATGATCACGACGACCATGACGATGATTGCCCTCACTGCGATGTAGTGCTCACCTTCCTTGATTACGCGGCGGCGGACCCAGAGACCGACAGCGAGGCCCACGACTATTTGTTGGTGTTTCACGCCATGATAGGCGCAATGGCGGAAATTATCGATAATTCCCCCGAAGAGTTGCGGCCCCACATGCTGGACTCGCTCCGCGAGGCGCTTATAAGCGGAACCCACTCGCTCGCCCTACTCAAGGGGGTTAACGGCCCCTCCCCATCGAGCAAGTTGCATTGAGATGAAGCGATTTCGCGATCTCAGGCCCAACGAGTGCCACTGGATCGCTAAAGACGAGCCAAATCCACGCTGTTGCGGCAAGAAGACCACTAAACGGAGCGCGTGGTGCGCCAAACACTACAAAATCGTCTACAGGCCCCTTGTACCTCTCCTTAAGAAGGTTGTCCCTCTATGACCGACCCGTTTTCCCGCTTCGGCGGCGCTCTTAGCGACACTTTATTCGAAATTCCCACATTCAGCGCCGAGGAGGCCGCTGCTTTGGCCGAGGCCGTCCTTGCGGACAAGGCTCATTGGACCGATAGAGGGTGGTTTTGGACGCTGGGGGCGTCAGCGTACATCGATCCCCCGGATATCTATTACGCCAACACCTTAAAGGGCAATTCTATATTGGCCAGCACATATGCAGACGCCCTGATGCGGGTGTTTGAGGTTATCGGGGAGACATCCAAGCTCAGTGTGGCCCCATTATCGACCCCGGAGAACGAAATGCCCCCGGCAGGGCTCCCAGGGTTCCACATCATCGCCGACAGGACCAATGGCCGCTCCGGCATGTTCCATGTCGATCTCCCCTACCAGCGGGTTTTCTGGCCCGGCCCCTTTATCCAGCCGTTTTCGTTCACCACACTCATTCAGACCCCGACTGGCGGCACAGGGCTGTGGCACTGGGACGACATGGACATGGAGGAGGGCCGCAGGATCATCAAGGAGACGACCAACGACAGCCGCACTTCGGTCAACATCCTTGAAGAGGGCCGGAGCTTCACCCCCTACGAGGTTGGGATCACCTATTTCCACTCAGGTCGGGTGCCCCACGCGATACCCAACATGGGCGACATTGCCCCTGGTGAGCATCGAATTACCATTCAAGGCCACGGCGCGTATCTCCCCGAGGACGATGTCTTAGCGGTTTACTTTTGATTGACGTATGTTTGTGCTTTGTTTATGTTCTGATCGATAGGAGTGCCGTATGACGCCTCGCCAGAAAGAATGTCTTGATCACATCACCCTCTTTTGGGCCGCAAACGGCTATGCGCCGTCTTATGAGGAGATCAGAGCCGCATTGGGCGCGAAGAGTAAATCGAGTATTGCCGCCCTCGTGGCCAAGCTGGAGCACCGAGGCTACATCACCCGTAGTCCCCACCTTGCTCGGTCAATAGTGGTTGCGGAGCGTCCCAGCGCTGTCTAGGCTCGCCTGATGGAGATAACTCAAGACGAGCTTGATTATTATATAGCCAATGTTCACACCCTGCCCCAGGATACGCAGGGGGAAATCCTCAAGACGCTGAAACGCCTGGAGCAAGCCCGAGCGCGAGCTAACGCCCACACCAGCTTCCTGGCCTTCGTCAGGCGCATGTGGCCGGACTTCGTTGAGGGCTACCACCACAAGATCATGGCCGAGGCTTTTGAGCGGGTCGCCCGTGGCGAACTCAAGCGCTTGATCATCAACATGGCTCCCCGGCACACCAAGAGCGAGTTCGCATCCCACCTATTCCCTGCGTGGTTCCTTGGCCAGCATCCCAACAAGTTTGTCATCCAGTCTTCCAACACCAGCGACCTCGCCGTTGACTTTGGACGTAAGGTCCGCGACACGATCCGCGAGAAAGCCTTCACTGAGATATTTCCTAATTGCCAGATTCACGCCGAGGTCGCCGCCGCTGGTAAATGGCAGACGACCAGCAAGGGTCAGTATTTTGCCATTGGCGTTGGCGGCACCTTGACGGGCCGTGGCGGCAACCTGATCATCATCGATGACCCGCACTCTGAGCAGCAAGCCAAGCAAGCCGAGCACAAGCCTGAAATCTATGATGACGTAATGGAGTGGTACACGTCAGGCCCCAGGCAGCGTGTACAGCCCGGCGCAGCCATCGTTATCGTCATGACCCGTTGGTCGAAGCGTGACCTGACAGGTCGGGTGATAAAGAAGGCCCAGGAGGATGGCACGATAGATGAATGGGAGGTCATCGAGCTTCCAGCTATTCTGCCATCTGGCAAACCAATATGGCCTGAGTATTGGCCGGAGAAGGAAATCCTCGCGATTAAGGATGAACTGCCAATCCCCAAGTGGATGGCGCAGTACCAGCAAACCCCGACCGCCGAAGAGGGCGCTCTGGTCAAGCGGGAGTGGTGGCAGAGATGGCCGCACAAGGCTCCTCCACCTGTGGACTTCATCATCCAGTCCTGGGACACAGCGTTTGAGAAAACCCAGCGGAGCGATTACAGCGCATGTACGACCTGGGGCGTCTTCACATATGAGCATCCCGAGACGGGCAAGAAGATGCCTAACATCATATTGCTCGACGCATATAGAAAGCGTCTGGAGTTCCCCGACCTGAAGAAACAGGCCATGGACCTGTACAAGCAGTGGGAGCCCGAGAGCCTCGTTATTGAGAAACGCGCCAGTGGCATATCCCTGATCCAAGAGCTTCGGTTGATGGGCCTCCCCGTCAACGAGTTTACACCAAGCCGAGGAAACGATAAAATCTCCCGCGTAAATGCTATTTCCGATTTGTTCGCTTCTGGTGTAGTATGGGCTCCAGAACATAGATGGGCAGATGAAGTTATCGAGGAATTTGCTGAATTTCCCGCTGGTGAGCATGACGATTACGTGGACAGTTCCACGCAAGCGCTACAGCGATATCGCCAAGGCGGGTTCGTTCAGAGCCTTCAAGACGAGGAAGATGACGGTATACCGACATATCCTCGACAACGGTATGAATATTATTAGAGGTCACCATGGCTGTTGATAAGCGTCTCATCCCGTCAGAGGGACTGAATATCGAGCAAAACCCTTTCGAGGTGGAACTCGACGCCGAAGAGGAACTTGACTACGAGTTCGCGGAGGAGACCGAAGCCGAGGATGGCGACGGCGTGGTCATCGACTTTGACCCTGGCGCGGATGACGAGGAGGTGCCTTTCGAGGCCAACCTCGCTGAACACCTAGAGGACGGCCCCCTTGCCGCCTTGGCCAGCGACCTCGTCGCGGCCTACAAGACTGACCGCATCAGTCGCGCTCCTTGGGAGAAGTCTTACATCAAGGGCCTGAAGCTGTTGGGCTTGGACATCGAGGACCGCACCCAACCGTGGGCTGGCGCGTCTGGCGTCCACCACCCCGTTCTGATCGAGGCCGTGATCAAGTTCTGCGCTGACGCCATGATGGAAACCTTCCCTGCCGCCGGGCCAGTGCTTTCCAAGGTCATTGGCAAAGAGACCCCCGAGAAGACCAAGCAGTCCAAGCGCGTCCGGCATGATATGAATTATCACTGCACCGACGTGATGACTGAGTATCGCGACGAGCATGAACAGGCGCTGTTCCACATGGCTATTGGCGGGTCAATATTCAAGAAAGCCTACTACGACACTCAAGAGCGCCGCCCCACAATTCCATATGTCATGGCTGACGACTTCGTGGTCGCCAACGGCACCACCGATCTGCGCCGCTGCCCGCGAGCTACCCACGTCATGAAGATGTGGCCCAACGACCTTCTCAAGGCCCAGCGGGCTGGCGAGTACCGTGACGTGGACGTTCCCGCGCCCGCCGTGGTCTACAGTAACGTGGACGAGGCTGAGGCCAAGGTCGCCGGGGAAGCTCCCAGCGCCGAGAAGGACGACCGCCACACGATCCTTGAGTTGCACGTTGAGTACGACATCGAAGGCTTTGAGGACATGGACGAGGAGGGTGAGCCTACAGGCATCGCCCTGCCGTATATCATCACCATCGATGAGTCGAGTTTGACGGTTCTTAACATCTACCGCAACTGGAAGGAAGAAGACCCGCTTCGCATCAAGCGGAAGTATTTCGTCCAGTACAAGTTCCTCCCAGGTCTCGGCTTCTACGGCATGGGCCTAGTCCATCTGATTGGTGGCATTACCAAGTCCGCAACGAGCATCCTCAGACAGCTTGTGGACGCCGGTACGCTGGCCAACCTACCCGCCGGTCTCAAGGCGAGGGGTCTGCGTATCAAGGGCGATGACAGCCCGCTCCGGCCAGGTGAGTTCCGTGACGTGGACATTCCGGGTGGCGCGATCAAGGACAACATCACGTTCCTGCCCTATAAGGAGCCCAGCGCGGTTCTCTACCAGCTTCTTGGCAATATCGTTGAGGAAGGGCGCAATATTGCGTCTATCGCCGATCTGAAGATATCGGAGATGGACAACCAGGCTCCCGTTGGAACTACGCTGGCCATTATTGAGCGCGGCATGAAGGTTATGTCGAGCGTCCACGCCCGTACCCATTCGGCGATGCGCCAAGAGTTCAAGATGCTCGCTGACCTGATCCGCGACTATGGCCAGCCAGAGTACGAGTATGAGACGGACGAGGGCGCGACCCGCGTTCAGGACTACGATGGCCGCGTAGATGTGATCCCCGTGTCCAACCCCAACGCCTCAACCATGGCCCAGCGAATAATGCTCGGCCAGGCTACACTGCAATTAGCAGCTACTGCGCCCCATATTTATGACCTCAAGCTCCTCCACCGAGGAATGTTGGAGGCGATGAACCACCCCAACGCTGAGAAGGTCATCCCGCTCGAAGACGACATGAAGCCCATGGACCCTGTCGCCGAGAACATGGCGATTATGACCGGCAAACCTATCAAGGCGCATATTCATCAGGAGCATGAGGCCCATATTAAGGTTCACATGGCCGCAGCCGAAGACCCGAAGATACAAGCCATTATGGCTCAATCTCCTGCGGCGAAGGCCATAGCGGCGGCTGGTGCGGCACACATCCAAGAACACGTCGCCTTCCAATATCGCCGAGAAATAGAGAAGCAGCTTGGTCTGTCTCTTATACACATCTCCGATCCCACGAGACGG